ACTTAGGTGGCAATACTGTTCTTACAAGTAATGGCTCTGGTACTATAAGTGGTTTACCTGCCTCTGCTATTTCCTCTGGTACTGTAGCAACTGCTAGACTTGGCTCTGGTACTGCTTCTAGTTCAACTTTCCTTGCAGGAGATTCTAGTTACAAAACTGTTGCTGGTTTTGATGTATCTAGTATTACTGGAGCAACCGAATTAAGTGCAACACCTCAAAAAACTGATGAGTTTATAATGAGTGATGCTGGTGTGTTAAAAAGAATTGACCATGAATGGTTGACAAATGTTAATTCACCTTTTGCGTGTAGTTTTGGTTGGAGTAACGATCAAAGTGTAGCTGCTAACACACAAACAAGAATTACTGGTTTTTCTGGTGCATCTACTTCAGGAAGTAATCAAAGAACTGGAACAATATCAACTTCTCCAACTGGAAGAATAACACCTGGAGAACAAGGTTATTATTATATGGATTTTATTTTTAATATTGCTGGAATGAGTGATGGAGAGGGAGTTACTGCATATCTTTACAGTAGTCATTCAGATGCAAGTTATATTGTTGGTCAACATATTATGAGTACAAATAGCCAAGCTCCTTGGGTAGGAGGTGCTTTTGTTGGAACAGTTGGAAACCAAAACAATAATTATTTTGAATTTCAAGCTAAACATAATAGTGGAGGAAATAGAACTATAGAAAATGGACACTATAGAATTTTTAAACTTGCAACCAAGAATTTACCTTAGGAAATTAAATGAATAATTTAGATAAAAAAATAATAGCATATTTAGGCAGAACACCAGATTGGGATGAAGAAGTTATTTTATGGGATGATTATGATAATAACATTTCAAATCCTTATATTAAAGAATGGAATATAACTTCTGAAAAAGTAAAACCAACTGACGAACAATTAAACACATTATCTTCCCAAGCAACAATTTTAGAAAACAATGCAAAGATAAATACCAAAAGACAAACAGAATACTTATCTTGGAAAGAGCAATTTGAAATGATTTATAAAGATCAAAAGAATGGAACAACAACTTACAAAGACCATTGTGATAAAGTTCGTAGTGATAATCCAAAGGAGAACGCATAATGGATTGTAAATGTGAAGGGAGCTGTGTTTGTGGTAAATGAAAATATCAGAAAATACTTCGGTTTCAATGCCGATGCGAAACTTATTATCAATATTAGGTGCAACAGCATTAGGAGTTTGGGCTTACTTTGGAGTTATTGAACGATTAAATAATATAGAAACAAGAGCAACATTATTTGAAGCTGATTTACTTAAAGCTGCTGACCAGAAACCTATCGATCAGGAGCAGTATATGTTGTTAGAGTTTACATCTAAACAACTAGAAACAATACAAGCAGAAATGGAATCTATGATGTCCAATACTGTTAATATAAATTTTTTAAAAGACCAAGTTATTAAACTTCAACAAGATGTGGAAAAATTAAAAGATAAAGTAAGACAAAATGGAGGTACGCATTGATTATAAAAGAAATTATCGCTTTGTGTATGTTTGTAAATGGAAGTTTAGATGGACACATGATGATAGAAGGAAATCAAATATCAGAATGTTTAAAAATAAAAAGAGAAGCTGAACGTAATTTATCAGAAGGCAGAGAAAATGTTATTCGCTATGCTTGTGGTTTTGTTACAGCAGAATTAAAAGAAGATGCAGAAGGTAATCTTAAAATTTATAAAATTATAAAAGACAAGTACGGCAATTAAAATGTTTGGATATTGCTTTTTTTTAACAATGGAGATGTATGGAAATAATTATAACAATGTACGCAGTTAGTATTGTCGGAGGTTTAATTATCTTAGCCATACAAAGTTAAATGTTAAAATATTTAGCATCAATTCCTGTAGTGTTATCAGTAATAGCAGGGGCTTATGGAACTTTAAATTACGTTAATAAACTTACAGCACAAATTGATGAAAGTACCGATACTATTAATATATTAAAAGTAGAAGTAGAGAATTTAGAAGAACGTATATACAGCGATATAGACAACATACACAGAACTTACACAGATAAGACAGGTAGAAACTCTAAGAATTATGCAGACGCAAGGGAAGAGCTTGTAAAAGAAATGGCCGAAATGGCTTCCTGGGTAGGCAGATTAGAAGGAATATTATATGCTTTGCGTGATGGTTCATACAAATTAGCCTCACAAGCAGAGTATCAAGCATTAGAAGAACTTGTAAGAGGTAATACAGACTCTCTTAGACAAATTGGTTATGACATTAAAGAAATTGAAAGAGTAGCTTCAGGTGGTTACTAATGAAAACATTATTTTTTATATTGTCTTTTATTTTAATTCTATCAGTAATTACTAGCGAAGCAAATGCTCGTAATGATTACTTAGGTTCAAGTAACAGTAGTTGTGAACGAGGCTCTATAGAATTATATACAGAACTCAGAGGAAGCGATGGCAAAACTACATATTTAGATGGTGATGGTAATGTCGATAACAATTATAATAGTTATAACGATGACGTTAATGGAACTGTTGGTATTAGATTTAGATGGCCTTTACAATCAACGTGTAATGATGACACCATACAATTACTTCGTGAGAATGATAGACTTCGCCAGGAGCTTGAGCTTTTAGCTAATTGTGCAAAGTACCAAGACCTTGATTTAGGTCCTAAGTTTTCTACTGTGCGAGAAATGTGTAAAGGTGTAAAAAAAAAAGATGACTAAAATATTTTTATTACTGATGTTATTTTCAGTACCAGATCAACCTTCTGTCAAATATAATGCTTTATTATATTTTACTGAACAAGAATGTATTATTGCAAAGGAAAATTATATGACAGCTTATAGAAGTAAATCACAAGACTATCTTAATAGTACAAAATCAAATGCGTATTGTATTCCCTTTGAGTCTTTTCCATTAACTTCTATGAAACAAATAGGAGCATAATGTCAGATTGGGATAAAGAAAAAGTAATGATTGCTGAACTCAAAACTGACGTTCATTACATAAGAGAAGACATTAATATTTTACAAAAACAAATTCGTGATTTAAACTCTATTTCAAATAAAGGCCTTGGTGGTTTAAGAGTAGCATTGTTTATAGGAGGAATTTTAGGAGCAATTTATACTTTTTTTCGATTAATTGAATAAAAAAAAGGTCCATATCTCAACGTAGAAGAGCAAAACAGACTTCACTTGACCATTAGTACCCCCCTAAAAAGGACGTTATATGAAGATTTTAATAATTTCAGACCTTCATTTTCCCTATGCGCACAAAGACAGTTTACCTTTTTTACAAGCTGTTAAGTCTTGGTTAAAACCAGACAGAGTTGTGAATATAGGAGATGAAGTTGATTATCATGCAATATCATTTCACGACAAAGACCCTGATCTTGATAATGCTACACAAGAGCTGCTGAAGGCAAGAGAAGATATAAAGAAATTAGAAAAGTTATTTCCTAAAATGGATTTACTTCATTCTAATCATGGTTCCCTGGTGTTTCGTAAAAGAAAATATCATGGATTACCAAACTATATTATAAAAGATTATGCTGATATTCTCGATGTTAATAAAAAAAATTGGAAATGGCATGATAAATTATTAGTAACAGATAAGTTTGGAAGTTATTACTTTGTTCACAACATGAATAAAGACCCATTAAAGTCTTCCATGTCTATTGGTACAAATTTAGTTCAAGGACATTTTCATACAGATTTTCAAGTTAAATATTGGTCCTCTCCTGAAGCTCTTCGATGGGGTATGACAGTAGGCTGCTTAATTGACAAAGACTCTATGGCTTTTGCGTACTCACGAGTAAACATTCGTAGGCCAATTTTAGGCTGTGCTTATATAGAAAACGGAATACCTAATTTAATTCCAATGGTTTTAGAAAAAGGTAATCGTTGGATAGGCAAGATATGAAAACAAAAGATAAGTTAGTTCAAAAAGTAATTGAACGTATAGCTAAACGATCTGATGCAGGAATTAAGAAATTTGGCTGCACTATGGGTCAATCTAAAAAACCTACAATAGCTTGGATTAATGATACACAAGAAGAACTTGCAGATGCAATTATTTATCTTGAGAAATTAAAAACAATTTTACAAGAAGAAAAAAACATAGTTGACACAATGATGGGAGAAGGAACAGATGATTGAACAGATCAAACAAAGAATTAAAGAACATGAAGGTTATCGAAATAAAGTTTACCTTGACCATCTTGGCAATAGAACAATATTTTATGGCCATTTGTGTGATGCAGAAGACCCTTATGAAGAAGGTATAGAATATAGTAAAGAAGAAGCAGAGAAAGTATTTACACAAGATTTTAACGATGCTTATTCATTAGCAAAAACATTTGTTTATGATGAAGACAAACATCATTCAGATATAGTTGGTGTATGTATTGAAATGTCTTTTCAACTTGGCAGCCGTTTGTTTAAATTTAAAAATTTTAGAGCAGCATTAGAAAATAAAGATTATGCCACAAGTTGCCTGGAAATGAAAAATAGTTTGTGGGCTCAACAAACCCCAGGAAGATGTGATTCTTTAATAAAAATCG